AGATCAGGTGGGTAGCAAGCGAAATGAGCACCCTTATAGGGTTTGTTGGTTACTGACCACACACTACGCTTATTCTTCTTATCATATGATTTAGATAGTCCTGAGTGTGGTTGTAGTCCTGTTCCTTCATTGTGATACTTACCATTAGTTCTATCACGTGTACCCCAATCCTTAGCAGGTTCTTTTATTGCTTCATGATCATAGTAATAATATTTACTCTTACTCAATAGAAATATGTACTCATGTGATTTAGTACACCTATCCTTGACTGACTCAGGCATTGGATTAGGTTTGTGCCATATTATATCTTGTCTTAGATACCATCCATCAGCACGTAATGCAAATGCAAGCATCCAAGGTATACCAATTAGATCCTTATCTTTATATCCTACAAGCTTATTGGATCTACGTGGTGTTGTCTCTGGTAAATCTTGTCTGTTGTTTGCGAATGACTGCTTAGGTATACATCCATCCTTTCTGTAATTATAATATGAATCACCAATGTTTAACCACAGTGTACCATCATCAGTCAGTACATCACGTACCTTACTGAATACATCCACTAGTTGTTCAACAAACTCTTCAGGTGATTGTTCCTGACCTATTTGATTCTCTTCACCACCATAGTCTCTTAGGCCATAGTATGGTGGTGATGTAACACACATCCTAGGTCTTTCAGCAATGCCTGTAGTAATCTGTCCATGTAATGTCTTGAGTGTATCACGACAGTCACCAAATAATATAGTATTTCTCATCAGAAGAATGCTACCTCTGTAAATCTTGTTGTTTCTTTAAACGTATTGTCCATTATATTCTGTGCATGTAACAAATGACCAGGAAAACATACGGCACAATTAAACTTAGACATGATACAGAGTTCTGGTTTAAACCTTTCCTCAGTCTGCCAAGGTTCCTCATGTTCAAGCCCTCTATAAAATTTAAAATCCTTATCCACTTGAGAGTATAATACTGTACCTGCTGAATCACCCACATCTGGGTTAAGATAAAGACAGAAGTTTACATGATTATCAGTATGAGGACAAAAGAAATATTCATGTCCTGGATGATCCTCAAGTAATCTAAATTGATTATACATTGATTGAGGGGGAAATATATCAGGAGCTCTAACTTGATATAGTTTAATTATCTCCTGAAATAAGATTGCTCTACCATCATCCCATGAGTTATTAGCATAGTGCTGTCCATCATAAAATGATTTACCATTATGAGACTTAGGTGTTGATTCTTTATGAGACTTAATGGGAATACTTTTAAGATATTCATACACCTTATAAGGATGCTCGTACACATTCTCAATGAATAGTATACCACTATTCTTATAAGGAGTAATAGAAACATTCCATTCCTTATTGAAATAAAAGTCTTCATTACAAAAGAACATCAGTTAACCATACAATGCTACGTTGTGTGATCTACGAGGCGGTGTATACTTAATCACAATGGGTTTAGTAACAGCAGTATATATTTTTAATAATGTCTCCGACTTCATGTTACAGAATAGAATGTATACTTAAGAAAGAGTTCTTCACCCTTCTTAATTGGTTTAATAGTTCTCATATGATATATTCTACCCCACTCCATCTCTTCAAGATCTTTAGTGCAGTTAGGATCATCACTATGATTAACGAAACCACCAATAGGTGTTCTCATAATCTCTTCATCCACTACTACATGAGATATACCAAGATAAACATCATCGGGTATATCCTCCAAAGCAAATAAGCCCTGTCCAGAGACAGAGCTATCCTTTACGTGTAAACAGTTAGGTAACGCCTTATACATGATAAAATGGTTTGTTTACTCTTTAATTGATCTACGATATACTTTAGTTAAATGTTGTTCGAGCTTAACATCATCAATACCAGCACGACCTGCTAGTTTAACTGATGATACTGGATCTACTTCCCACATAGCATGAATTAAATACCTTATCTCACATGTTGTGAGCTCTACCATCGTAGATACTTTCTCATGTTTATCATTATCCATGAGAACAGATTGTTGGTTTTCATGCGTGAAATAGTCGCCACTCATACATTTTCCTCCAATTCAACAGGTTCAGGGGGTGCAAATGAATCTGATAACAATAATGTTTCAAATTCGCTCCTAGATACTGCTTCACCAGCAGGTGTATCTCTCACATACTCATCGTAAGATAAGTCCATCTCAGCGTCATCTAACGCCTTTATAATGCTCTCTACATCTGAATTGTGTTCACTTACAATTCTTTGTAGAAGATAGAAATCATCATGGGTGAGTTTAACATTAATCTCATCCATATTAATAGCGTGAAGGAATCTTACTATACTCTGTAATAGGATTACTCATATTTTGTACGTGTTCAATAATTTGATCACGAATCTGTATAATCTCTTCAAAGCATTCTTGGTTATGTGCACATGATCTCAAATGATGATCAGGTTTGTACAATGACTCAAGAAGTATACCCTTGGCTCTATCCCACTTCTCATATGATGTGAGGGAATATCCAAGAGAGTTCTGATCCTTCATACTCCTCCCTTTTTTGTTATTTAGAAATTGATTGTCTCTATTTTAAGACACAACCGCTACAATACGTGAATCTTTTATGATGTCTTTAGATTGTAGTAACGATTAGTTACTCGTACTCAAAGTAGATACCATGAATAGCATTGAATGATTCAATACTGAGATGCTCAGGATCATGAACCTCTGGTTCACCAGTCACTAAAAACTCAGCATCAAAATATTCAGCACTCACTCCATAACTATCACATGTTTCTAAGTACTGATGTGCATGGGTATCATTCATACCACATACATTAAAGCAATAGCTTAGATCTAATAATACTTGATCAATTGTTGAAATCATTGTGAATTCCTTCAGCGAGATCGGCTAATGCACCGAGTTTTTTTACGACTGTACGAGTGTTTACCCCATACGAGGCTGCTGAGTGGGCAATCTTAGGATCTCGAACCGACATGAGGATATCGAGTAAGAAGTCCAACTCAGCAGCAGTGAGTTTACTCTTTAAACTAGTTTGCTCCATAATCTACAATGTACTGTTCAATAGCTGCTAATAGCTCGTCACCATTAACTGCTGCTTCTAGTTGATCGAAGATACTCATAGGGTTGTTCCCTTAACGACTTCCTTACTATACATCAGAATCTGACCCTCGCAAGGGGGTGTGTGCCAGTTTGTTGAAGTGCACACACTTAGAACCGTCTCCAATGATCAAAGTGTATCATACCTGTATCAAAATCAGTGAGATCTGGGTTCAATACCAGTTTCACATCACCAGCAACTGACCTAATGTATGTACCTGACCCTGAATCACCCTTAAAATAGTGATTTAGATTTGATGGGAAGACCACTAGATCACCTGCTGCAACTGAAATGGTGTAATTATTGGACGTTATGAAGTTTTGACTGCTTATTAATGTCTTCTCTTCACTCTTGGGATCCATCATACCCTCAGTATAGCAGTTTGGGTTGCATGGAGTATAAAATGATAGTGTTGCTTTAGGTGGTGCATGTAGATAGTATACGAATGATAGATCAGAACATGCGTGTGTATGCATGGTCATATTATCCTTAGCATTCACAATTGTGAACCATGCTTTCATTATATGTGGTGATAATCTATCAGTTCTAATACCAGCACCATCAAGACAATCAATTATTTGACTAGAGATAGTAAAGAAGAAGTCATTAAGATCTTCCTCATGATGCAACAAGCATTTATCTCTGGTCTCACCTGTAATAGTATTATCACCAGGTAAATCTGGATCGAATTGAAACTCAGTCTTACTGTGTAACAAATCATTCCAGTTACCATCTATGCTACACTGGTAAATAGCAGTAGGAAACAATGGATGTATTTGATTATTAATCATGACAGTTGAATCGTATAGTAGTTATCTCTCTAATGCTAAGGATCTGCAAGTAGAGGCTAAGAACATCCTAGCAGTTGATCCAGAGCAAAAGCTTACATGGTGGTATGATTTCAATAGATCTCCACAGAATATAATAGAGAGCTTCATATTCAAATCATCAAGACAGCATAACCTATTTCATAGTTATGTTGGTGCTGAGTGGTGGATAAGAGAACATAAAACTATCGAGAGTGATTGGAGATTCCATACAGATGTTGATGTCGATAGACTTGAGAAAACTAATGAAGTACATGCAGCACCATTCTCTAGTGTAACATACTTATGTGATAGTGGTCAACCAACTGTATTGATAGACCATTATAATGACTGGACTAATACAGACGGACATATTACTGGTGATAATAACTGGACATTCTGGTCTGCACCTAGTTAGGTAAGCACATCAATTGGTCTATACCATACTATCATGGAGTACCAGCAAACTTTGGATCCTTGATAGATGAAACTAGAATTACACTCATGTATAATGTATGGAGATGGAAACCATTTGAACCTGCATGTGTAGAATATAATCTACCATATGAAATATCACAAGGTGAAGCTTATATAACCGCAAAAAAAGATACTGAATTACCTTGGCTAGAACCACACGGTTATTTCAACTGTGAACTAGAAGGTTATCCAATATCTATGCAATATCATGGTTACTATCAACAACACAAGAGTTGGATGGTAACTCAATTAGCACCAGATCATATTGATACTACCCCACGTTTTCCCACGCAAGAGAACCAGACTCATTAAAGATACAAGCATAAACATAATGATCTGCATCAGGACAGAGACTAGCCTTAGGAAACCAGTCCTCTGCATCTGACTGTGCTGTAGTTATACTACTATATCTTAGAGTACCATAAGTACTATTCTTAAACTCTGATAACAGTGGATCAGACATGAATCCTTCATACCATGTCCAAATGGTATTAATCTTAGCTGTATCACCTGCAGCTTCTAACAATCTTATCTTTGAAGCATCATACCATAATACTGGTAATCCTAATGCTTTAGAATAATCGCTGAGTGTGTTTTGTAGTGCTTTATAGTCCATAGGAGTTATGTTAATCATCATAAGTTGATGAGTACTGTCTTATTAATTTATATCTTATCTGGTTAAAGTATGTAGTAGGTTCAATATCATGTGTCCACTTATTCTTATCAATAGAAGTGATTGCATAGAATTGTAGATCCTGATAATCATATAATAACTCACGAATGAATACATCTTGTATTAGAGTTTGTAACCACGTAACACATACTCTTCTTTCTCCTTTAGTCACAGGTGTTACCTTGTGCCATAAGTTTGGATCAAATAATATACATTCACCTTTGTTAAGTCTATAACTATATGTTTCAGATCCAAATCTAACCTGAAGATCACCACCTTCATATTCATCAGGACTATTGATTGCTGTTATCATCACATAATCTGATCTTAGATTCCTATTCATAATAGGTAGATCATTATGGAAATCATAGTGACCTCCATCACTCTCAGTATACTTAACAAACATTGGTCCTGTTGTTCTCTTCACACAAAGAGCTGATACAAAAGGAGAGTTCCATAAATTGTCTTCCCACAACTCAATAGCACTATCATCATCCTTTAATTGTTGAGTTCTCTTTATTTCTCTGTTATTAGTACCAGTATTACTACCGTCTATAAACTCACCTTGATCAAAATATTCTTGAAATTTATCACAAACGGCTGGATCCAGCCACATCATTTTACGAATCATATTTACATACCTGCAGCAGCTTTAGCTTCATCTAGTTTTTTCTGATCTTCTTCTATCTGAGCAATTAATATCTCAACAGGATCAGTCAAGTGTGATGAAGATGGTACATTATAATGTGGTGCAGGTCTTGAGAACTTCAACGCCAAATTAACATACTCATGCATAATATAATCCATAGAATCCATATCAGCAGTGGTACTTGATGCATCTGGTGGGAACTGAATGTACTGTTCATCAGTTGCTAGATACCCAACACCAGCATTATGAGGTAAGAAATGCTTCTTGTAGATAGCTGGATCAATAGGAATATTAATCTTAGCTAGCACATGTATACCACTCTCAAATGCATCAGGCAATTCTCTAACCTTTGCTCTATAAGTTTTCCACTGTACTTTCTCTTCAGCAGTAACAGGTGCATCTTCAAGCATTGTCCAATCAGTTGTATGTAAGAAGAAATCTCTCCATGCTTTTATTCTTGTTAAGCTTAACCCACTCTCTCTTTCAATTATTCTATCAAACTTCTTGTCTATATCATCTATCTGTACTGATAGTATAGCATCAAATGCTTCTTTTATCTTATCAACAAAATCCTTTGCTGTTGTTAAATTTGGTTCATCAAATATATAATCCTTCCAGAAATATTCACCAGTAGTATGATTACGAACATACTTACTCTTATTACAAGTATATGATTCTGGATTATCAAAATACTTAAATGTCTGTAACCTATCCTTATCAGTACTCCATAAAGGATCTAGGATAGGAGCAATATAAGTAGTCCAATCAGTATCTGATATTGTTTTGGTTGTAGTACCACGAGTTATGACTCTGTTAGTACCACTAATAATTAATGAGTTATTATTGAGCGTAGACATTTTTATTATACGGGTTGTTGATAGAACCAGCCTGTTACAATATATTTAGTTCCTTTGAGAACCAAATTACCTCTATGAGTGTGTGTATAACCAGCAGGCCATATTACTACTGTACCTGTGGTAGGTTTAATCCTTCTCTTTTGATAGAAGAACTCAGTCTCACCACCTTCAAAATCTTCATTGAGATATATCATCCATGTAGCAGTTCTATTTGCTTCATTATATGATCCATCCTCATGATGAAATACATGGTAACCACCTCCCTCTGGAGTCTGTTGCATCTTAACATGCCAAGACGTTAAAGGAACTGACCCTAGTGAATCATATGTTGTACAATAATGGTTTAATGTAGATTGTAAATATTGATTAACTTGAGCTGAAAGAGTACCACTTAAGCAGTCTAACATACATCCAACATCATTACGACCTAATGTTCTTGTCTTGAACTGATTGTTACCAGGCATAGCATGTTGTTCACCTGAATATGGATCAGTAAGAGGCATGTCTCTCTCATGATTAGTGATGAGTGCTTGCTGTTGCCAAGTGTGGAAGAAATTAATAAGATCGTTACAAAAAGCAGGGGGAACAAAGTTCTCCCATACTCCTATGAAATCATCAAACTCGCCTCTCTCACCCATTAAGTTCATGGGTACTATAGGTGTAACCATCTCAACGTAGTTCGATGCACCAGATGATGTAATTGCCATAATTTAATTTACCAAGCTTTAATAAGATATTTTACTCTAAAGTATTTTAACACAAGTGGGATAGGTGTGCGTGGAACAATACCAGCAGATACTGTTATTTGTTCAGCACCAGTCATTGTAAGTGTACCATCATTTACAGTCATTGCAGCCGCAGATGGTGTAACCGACAAAGTTTTATCAATGAAGAATGATACTGCTTGACCATTTTCATTATTTACATTCTCATTCATCTTATTTTTACCATAAGGATTAGAGTATGCATCACTAGTACCTGGATCAGTACCATCTACAGGAGTTTGATCTGCTGCAAGAGTTGCAGGGTATGACCTTCCAGGTCCCCACATGATTCTTACTCCACCAACTCCTCCATTACCTGCGGTAGCTTGAGGGTCTGTACTAACAGGAGTATTAGAACACGAACCTCCTCCTCCACCAACAGCACCACCATTTCCACCATCACAGTGTGTATATGGTGACGTGGATCCAGTAGCATCTTGTGAGGTTGCGAACACAGTTCCAAGTCCACCACTAGCACTACTTAACTGCCATGCTATACCACCTGGATTAGCATTGATACCTCCTGTTGTGGTTCCAGTATTTGTTAGATTCCATCCAAATTTATATGTACCAGCAGCAACAGTACCAAGATCAATATTAGTATCAGCAGTACCATCAGTTATTGGACTAGTATTTTTCTGTACTCCATCCCAAAAAACATCAGCAGTATCATCAGCCTGAACCCTTATCCATACCTGTGTCGTTGCAGTAAGAGTAACTAAACGCTGTCCAAATGTTAACTGATTTAGATATGGATCTGGATTAGTTGGATCTATAACTCTAGCCTTACAAATACCATACTGTTGCATAAATGTAGACCACATAGCAGTTGTATTTGTTGTTGGATGAGTTATATCCCAGTTATTATTATTCTGTTCAGGTGCAGTTGTACTTTCACCAGAAGCACCACCAGAACCTCCACCACCACCAGTCATAGATCCACCTGGAGTCTCTTGGTTAGCTGGATTACCTCTTGTACCATTAGCTCCTTGTCCTTCTAATCCTACTCCACCACCACCAGCTCCAGCAATAGTCAAGTAAGTATGTGATCCAGCACCACCACCACCTCCATCTCCATCACCAGAAACAATAGGTCCAACAGCACCTTGAGTATTACCTCCACCACCATCACCTGAATATCCACCTGCACCACCACCTCCACCAAATGTAGTAGCAAATCCTCCATTACCACCGCCATCTCCAACAAAATCACCACCATCCCTAGATGTAGTTGAACCTGATGTCGAACCTCCACCACCACCTTTAACAGTACTAGCAGATATGAAATAACTATCGTCACCTTCAGGCCAAATTGTTGGGTATGGGTCATCTGTACCAGTACCACCAGCACCTACGACTATTGTATAACTAGAGCCTGGTGACACTGTGATGTTATTCTTATATCCTAGGCCACCACCGCCTCCACCAACTAAACCAGCACAACCACCAGCACCACCACCAACACATACAACACAGATAGACGTTACACCAGCAGGTGCTGTCCAACTATGAGTACCTGCTGTTGTCCATTCTTCTTGACCAACTGCATCTGCAGCAGTACCACTATTATGTTCATGTGAATATGTTGGAGATATATCATACGAATACTGTGCTTGTGTACCTGCTCCAGGATCTATACCTCTTCTTGGTCTATATTCACAGAAATAATGTGAGTGTTCAGCAGCATATCCTCTCTCTTCAGGAACCCACTGTTGAATTGGAGATCTATTGGTAACATAGTTTGGTGATTTAGTATCATCCATCGCAAGACCCTTTTCATATGTCTGTGGTCCTGCTTCACTACCTAAAACTAAATGGGCGTGTGGTGGTGGTCCACTTAATGTATGTGGTTGTAAAGGTCCAATCTTTATAACTGCTTGACCAGACAATGTTCCTTTAACAAATCCTGTTACAGCACTATATCCAGTTACACGAACTGTCCCAAACCCATACTCCTCAAGTTGCCTAGCTCTGCTAATATACCATTCACCACCAGTCATACCCACTTCCATAGTAGATAAGTCTGGTGTCTGTGATCCAGCTCCATCAATACCATCAGGACCATTAACTCTCTTCATCCTCATGTCTGGTAACTTAAATGTACCAGTGAGTTGAGTGTTATCACCCCAATCTCTAAGATCAACTAAAGTAGGAGCAGTTCCACCATACTTATTCTGTAATGCATCATATAATAAAGGGAAGTCAGCAATATTTAATTGTCTTCCATCACAATATAACCAACCAGGATATTGGTATTCAACCTTTGCTGCATCAGTAGAATCAGATGCATCATATGCACCTACAAAAACAGACTTGATAGCTCCAATAGGCATACCAGAGTCATTGCTCATGTCGGAATAATGATTGTGGAAGGATCCTCTTTCTCTAGGCATGTTAATACTTTATTAGAAATTCCATAACAATGTATGGTGAAACAACATCATCAAACTTATTTACACCAGAAGTACTTATGTTAACAGATGCTTCCAGACCATCTGGTCTCATAGTAGCAACTTGAGTGGTACATTCATAATCAGTATCACCTATCTCTCTATCAATAATATGAGAGTGTAGTGTAGCATCAAGTGTATCTGATCCTGGGGGAACTCCACATGTTTCTTCAACATTCCTCGCAGTAGGATATACTGGATCTGATACATCATCATTAACAGTATCATATGGTCTTTGCAAACCGACATTTATACCAGGTGCTGGTTCGTTATTAGGCCATGAGTTTGATGTAACTACATCACTACCAGATATTGTTTTATCTGGAGTCCAGTTACTTGCTGCTGGATATGTATTGTTTTGAATCGTTAAATGAGCACCACTCTGACTAGCATATCCTAAGAAATGATTTCTGAAAGATGCACAGTTACCACCATTACAAATACCAGGTCCACCAATTTGATAAAATCCAGCTACTGTAGCCTGCCAATTATGTCTAGCAACTTCATTACACAATCCACCATAACTCTCAGCAGATTCAGCAGTAAGGTTAACATCAGCTGCTGATCTATAATATGGTGTAGATCTATTAGGATACTCAGCACTCTCTTTTACTGCGACTCTAGTACCACCAGAAAAGTGTCCATGTGATCCTATAGCACCAGCAGGTACTGATGTAGTCTCAGTAGTAGTTGGAAGTGTCCAACCTATTGAACCAATCATATCAAAAGTCTGTGCTGGTATAGTAAATGCACCATTAAATCCTATATTAGCAGTGTTACCAACATTAGAGAACATCTCAACACCAACACCTGCTTTCTTAATAGTTGTTGCATTTTCTCCAGTACCAACAACCTTATCAATATTTCTATATGATCCTACATTAGATGATGAAGCAGCTTCTATATGTTTTGATCCTAGATCAGGAACTTGAAACTGAGTAGCAGCAAGAGCTTGATCAGATTTTTTATACAATGATGTTTCACCGACTCCAAGTATCCTTGCAAGCTCTGGATAATCTCTCTCATCGTAAACAGAACCATCACATCTCAAGTAACCTGCTGGTAACTTGTCTATAATCTGTGCAAAATTAGGATCATTATCAGGGATACTAACACCCCAGTTAATAATAGTACCAGGTGCATTACCTAACTTAGATCTCTCTTTCTGTAGAAACTTCATTAATATGCCCTAATAAGATACATCATGCTAATAGCTGGAGTCTTTACATCCACGTTAATATTTAGTGCAGATGGTAGATTCTGTGGTGCAACTGCTGTAGGTTGACCAGACAATGTACTATCAATTGCTATATCATTAACAGCTACAATCGTAGGTGGTTTAAGAAAACCAGCATTCATTGTAAGCTGGAATGAATAGTGAGTATGAGACTGCTGATTAGCATGATACTCATCAGCATGATTCAAAGCAACTGGAAATGTTTTAGATGTTCCTTCGTCAGCAGGATTGAATAAATTAGTAGCAATATTATCTCCTTCACCCTGATATCCATACCAGTTCTTACTATTCAGATTCGATTCCCTTTCATTACAGTTATATACTGAGTTAACATTACTATAAGTAGCACCTAAAGGTCTAGGCATAGGACCAGTCCACACTGGTTGTGGATTATATGTACCAACACCACCAGTATTATTAGGATTGAGTCGTGGTCTACTCATATCAACTATAGTTTGATTTGCAACAAATCTTGTTACTAAAGCAGTACCTTGGTTACCACCAACAGTATCAGGACTACCTGAACTTGGTGGTTCTGATGCAACAAGTGTCTTTTGCTTAAAATTACCTTCTACATTAGTCTCAACTTTTGGACACTGAAAGCTTTCAAAGAATCCACCATCATCAAGAACATATCTATATCCAGTACCTTGATTACCAATAACAGTAGGGTTACCATGTGTATGAGGTGGCATATGATCCTTACTTAGTTTCCTAGGTAAGCTATGAAATGTCTTAAAATAGTTTGGTGGGTTTACTGAGAAATTTCTAATCTGTCCTGTTAAACTACTAGAATCTGTGATAACAAAATTTATATCAGAGTTAGCATTATATGATGTACCTGGACTAACACCAGATCCATCACCTTCAATTAATTTATTAGTACCAACTCCTGTTGGTGTTAATACATCTGGTACTGATGGTAGAGTCCAGTCCACCTTTAATACTAAGTCATCTGTTCCTGAAGGAAGGTTAGCAGCAGTTATAGTTATCTCATCACCAGCAGTATATCCACCACCAGTATCAACTATCTTAGTTACTCCAGCTCTACCTTGAGCATCTATATCAATAGTTACTTGGCAACCAGTTCCACCACTAGCAGAAGTTACAGTAAAATTATATGTTGCGGCTGTTCTTCCCTCATCTACTTCACCATTAGTAATAGTCATACCACCAACAGCACCACTCTGATATGTCTGGCCAGCCTGCAATGCAGCAACACTAACATAATCTTCTTCGTAGTCTGCTAATAATCTAGTATTTAACTGAGGTAAAGCAAACGTATCTCCACTTATATAATTTGGATATGTCCTATTATTAAGACCATTGGTAGGTCCATAAGTATTACCCAGAATAGAAGCCAGTACTGGAAAATTCATAGCTTCCAATACTTGACCATTACAAGCTAACCATCCTTTCGGGATTGTACCTTGATCTCCAGACCAAGGAAGGATCGTGCCTATTGCCGATCCTCTCATCTTTTTCTCTGCTTCGTACTGTTTCATTGATTATAACTCCACGAGCCACCATCCCCTGTAATTGGATGGTATAGTTCCTGTTTCTGTTCCATCTTTTGCTCCAGCGAATACGAACCCAAATCCAGCATTTCTAGTCTGGACAATCATTTCACCACCTTGGTATGCACTACTTAGTCCACCAGCAAGTGTTCCAGTAGCATCACCTTGCATTTGTACACCAACTGGTGCACGAACGATTAATGATGTAGAGTAAGATAGATTACCTCCTAGGTCAATCATTCTAATCATATCACCAGTCTCTGCATCTGCTGGTAATGTAAACACTGCTGTAGCAGCAATAGCAACAAAATAATTTTTACCAGTTTCAAGTGTTGCGTCAGAAGATTTAAACTCCCAGTTGAGTCCACCATTCTTACCCCAGTATCTATCAACACCGAATGCATCAATAGCAGCATCCTGACGTATTCTGAATAATCTATCATCATCATTACCAAGACCATTAATTTCTAATGCCTTAGTATTATCTGCTGATGTACGTGCTTGAGCAAGACTGTTAATGGTAACTTGACCACCATTAACTGTTAGATCACCAGTACCAATTGCAGATCCAGCAACACCAATACGTGTATCACCAGTCTGTGCATCTACATGCAACTTAGCAGTAGAGGTATCACCGAATTGAATTCCAGTAGTACCACTGAATACAGAGAAGTCATCATCTATTTGTAAGTGACCAGAAATTTCAAGGTTACCAGTAGATACCTGCAAGTAAGCAGACATCAACGCATCATCAGCAGAACCTACTGTACCATCATTCTGCACTCTTAGGTTACCAGCTAACCACTGATTACCTCCCTTATCAATAATTGCTTTAGGAGCAGCCTCAGTACCAATACCAACGACTGTGAACTTACCATCACTGTCGATAGTTAGTCTAGTGTTAGCAGTTGGTTGACCATTAATAATCCTAAACTGATTATCAGTAGAATTAGTTGATGCATTACCTGTTAGATTAATACTAAAGTCTTGAGAACCAAGTATAGTAGAATCTACACCACCGAAGACAGAATCAATTACGAAACGATCTTGCTGTGCACCATTATTAACACTAAACTTCTCAGCATTAGTATCATTAACAGCAGTAATCCTAACAAATTCACCAGTACATGAAGGTGCGTTAGCACCATTTAATCTTAGGTAGTCACCAACACTGAACTGTCCACCAAACTCAGCAAGTGATACAAGATCAGCACTAAAGTTAAGTATAGCAGATCCAACACTACCTGATATTGGAACAGCACCACCATCAGGATCTAGAGATAGATTAAACCTTGTGACGCTATTACCAGTGTCATTCACTGCGTTCACAACGAAGTAAGTTGCTGTAGTATTAACTCCTACAATGCTACCAACATTACTGAACTTAACTGCATCACCTGTTCCTAACTCATTGATAGGAACTTCAAGTGTATCAGCATTATTTACAAGATTAGATAAAGCAGGAGTTGTAGAAGTCTGTGGTACTCTACCAACTAAGTAAGTAGCATCATTAGATCTCTCAAGCTTGTATATAACAGAATTATCTGCATGTATTGCTACAGTTGTACAATCTACACCTCTATTAACTGGAACTATCCTTGTATTAGCATCAGGACCAGGTGAGACAACCTCAACCAATTCTGTTCCTATGATAAGGATATCACCAATCGCTATTCCTCTGACGTTATTAACTGGTAATCTATTATACTCAGCATCATTTGAATTAGCTGTCCATTGAGTTGTACCAGTACCAGTATCAACTAAGGTATTCTGTAATGTAATACCAGCAGATGTTCCAGGAGTACCACCAACCTGTACAGGTGATCCACCCTCAGATGTAGCAACCTGGAATGAACTACCAGTACTATTAATAATCCAGTATGGTGTACTTGTACTAATACCACCACCAGAAAGACCAGTAATATCAGTAAATCTAACTACATTACCATCTAAGAAATAGTTCTCATTTACAGAGATAACTCCATTAGCTGCAACACTAGTAATAACTTGGAAACTATCAATATCAGCGACATACTTGTAGAAGTCAACATTGAGGTTTTGTAAATTACCAGGAGCATGAGCTATCTGTGCTGTATTGAGTTGTTGTCTATCAACTGTAACAGTTCCACTGTTAGATCCACCATGCATGGTTACATCACCATACATGTCTGTATCACCATTAACTTGTAAAGAGTTTCTAACCTCTGTAGTACCAGCAACACCACCGATAGCAAACTGTGATGCTCTAGTTGCAAAGTTTACAATAGAACCAGCACCAGCTCTGGTGAATAGATTGATAGTCTGTGAATTAGACTGTAGATCACCACCATTAACATCTAAGTCACCATCAAGTATGGTCTGAGCATTCTTAATTGTGAATGTAGAGTTAGCAGTATTACTAAACGCACCACCAAATGTAAGTATTGACTTATTTGTAGCACTATCAGCAACAGTACCAACATTGACTGTTGAATCAGTAGATGATGTGTGTATATTTAATGTTGTATCAGTAGATGATGTACCAACATTGATTGTCTGAGCTGCTGTTGCATCCTCAAAGAGGTTTACAGTAGTCGCAAGACCACCAACATTTAATGTGGTTGCATTAGTATCAAGGACATTAAAGGTTGTTGCATTAGTAGTAATACTTCCACCATCAATGTTTAAATTACCATCTATGTCTGCGTTAGCGATATCACTACCAACAGTTACTAAGTGTAATGCATTTGTTTCACCAGATCCTACCTTGATAGTAAGAGTAGAATCTAAATCATCATCAGTTGCATTAATACCAACTCTTGTTTCTAGAGTAGAAACTCTAAGTGTTGCTAAGTTATCTGATACTATTGAATCTCCACCAACTATCAATGCATCCTTGAGACCAGTCTCAGTCTTAGTTGTAGTTGCTTCACCAGTATAGTTATTGATCGCCTTACCACTAATGAATGCATTACCAACAACATCCAAGTTTGCTCTTGGTTCTTGTTGATTGTAAACTGTACCACTAGCAGTATATGTTAAGAATCCATGCTCATGTGAATTATGAGCAGTACGAGCAATGGTGTTAATACCAAGCTTGTAGTCACCAATCGTAGATGTCTTAGTTCTGATAACTTCAGAACCTATTACACCAGTCTCTTTCCAATTCTCATCAGATCTTTCAAGAATAACACTCGACTCAGTAGCCCAAGTAAATGTAGTTGTAGGAATAGAGTTGTTAACAACAAACTCACAGAACCCATCATCTGCACCTGTTTGATCTGCCTTGGTAATTACCCACTTACCATTAACACGTGGATCGGAGAACCCTTTAATAAGGATTGTCTTACCTACACCAATGTTAATACCACTATCACCATTAGTAAATGCACCAGACCAATGAAGTTGAACAGTATTACTACCGTTAGCCAAAAGCTGAAGAACAGATGTGTTTGGTATTATTGAGTAGTAGTTAGCATATATCCAAGCAAGAGAACCACTCTGCTCAATTGACCTACCCTTATAAAGGATATCGCCTGCTTGTGCATTAGCATCTACATCAGAAGAATTGTAATATCTTACAAACTGCTCAGGACTAAATGTTGTTGACTGATCAGGTGTTCTGTTGCTAGGCTCATTCTCACTAAATGAGAAGTTTGTACGTATACTATACTCTTGACCTGGGAATAGTCCTGTACCTCGACCTTTTATGTGATAAACAGCCGTGGAAATTTTATTCCTACTAAGGGTCATATCACCCTTATTTCTATCAGACCAATTACCCCTAGTTAATGTATTATCTTCTCCACCACCATCACTTCTTGGGTTAGAAAGAATGGTAAGAGCAGGTGATTCAGTTGGTGGTTGAGTACTAATAATTACTCTGTTATTAAAGTAACCAATACCTTCAACAGTAATCTTATCCTTAAATGTAACAGGAGTATCAAATGATGTTACCAGTGTAGTGATAATATCTGTATCATCTTCAGATGACTCAAGTTGAGCTTTCTCTAGGAATGTCTCTTCACCAGTGATAGCATCAATCTTCTTGTTACCAATGTATAGGTCACCATTAGAGTTAAGACCAGTATAGAATACAATACCACCATCCTCACGTTTTGCTTGTGAGTAGTAGTCTTGGAACTCAGAAAGTATAACTTCCTGTCTTGCTGGTAGACCAGATGAATAGTTACCTGGACCAAAACCAAGGTATTCAAACGTATGGTTACCAGATCTAGCAATAGATGGTCTTCTTAGTTCAATGTATACCTTCTGATCATGAACAGATTCAGTATCACCAGCAATAGGAATCTGTCTCTGTTCTGAACCAGCAGTAGCATTACCTGTAACAGCTTGGAGTGTATTACCAGCATTAGCATAGGTGTATCCACTAAAGTATCCTGACTGAGTTAGATCTTCAATTGCTTCCTTAGTCATTGACCTCTTATAGTCATTGACCCAGACAAGACCATGTGTATAGTTGTCTGCGAAACTGTTAGCAGCAGGTGGATCAGTAATTAATGCGTTCTTAGTACCATTGTTGTCTATAACCTGATACCATAGAGGATCATTCTTATAGTCTAGTGGATAAAGTGAGGAGATAGGCTGAGAGAACTTAAAGTTCTGGAAGTTAGCACCTACACCAGCACCACGAGGCATTGGAGAAATATTACCACGAACAGCAGTTAGATAGTAAATACCATCTTGCTGGCCAGCAACACGTTCTTGAATGATATCAGAATCAAAGATATAGAATGTATCATCAATGTCTTTAACATCTTCAACAGAAACAACCTTATAGGTATTACCAACTGTATCATTTAATGTATCACCAGGTGTGACTGTGAATACATTAGAATCACCAACAACATAAAGGTTATTACCTTTACTATCTCTACCACCATTAACATCTGCCTGTTGATCAGCATAAACAGCACCTTGCTGGAATCTTGTGGCAGTTAATGGATTGTATGTTGGTCTAGCACTTACATCCTTAAGGATGATATAATGCTTAGTATCAGCACCTACAACTACTGAGAAGTATGCATGTAGATAACCAAATCCACTGCTACCACCAGTCCACTCTACTATGTTAGTAGGAGCAGATGTAGTCTTACTTGTAGCAAATGAACCTGCTTGTGGAGCATTAATCTCTACAGTATGGAATACTGTATTCTTTAAGTTTGGTGCGTTAGTATCGTCAACTGTGTGGTCAAATACAGTAAGCTCTAGTTTCTCAGAACCTGCTGGACCTATCTTCCTAGCAGAACGAATACTGAATCGAATATAGTTATCAGTATTAACAATGCGAGGATGGTTATCTGGATCATATATGTTCTTAGCTGTTAATGTACCAGCCTGCACTGCTGCATCAAAGTCAACCTTGGACATACCAAGTGTCTCAGTTGAGTTAGCAGACTGTGGGTTACGGAAATCAGCGATATCAGGAGATCCACCAACTTTTTCAAGTACTATATTCTGTGGAAGTAGATTACGCTTAGTATCAGTACGGATCTTCATTACAAATCCGTTGTTTGGTTGCCTTACAGAACCAGGATATTCTTTTGGTTGTACATATCTTAAACGATAGATACGATCATTAGCAACACGATCATCCTTGAGACGAGTATAGTAAGAATCTGTTGTCTGTGTCTGACCTGAAGAAGGATCATAATCACTCTCTTGAATCCTAGTGATTATATTATCATCAAGACTAGTCTCATCCTTAAGATTCAAGTACCACAATCCATCAGGTATTGGTGGAACTCTAGATGCAGCAGTATCAACAAACGTAGGATCAAATCTCATTGGTGATGTACGCTTGTTAGCGAAGACATACCAATATTGATCTGGATTATTGACTAAAACTACCTCTGGTGCACCAGCTATAGCATCAGCAGCAGTAGCAAAGATCTTAAATGTATCTTCTGTTTCATACCTTACATAGTACTCTTGGGTAGGAGATACCAGAGCTCCACCACCACCAGAAAGTGTAGGTAATGTAGGAGCAGTACCACCATCAGATCCTTCTTTTCTAAAGAAGACTTTCTGTAACTCAGTAGAAGGTATACCATTTGTTGGCTTATCAAATATATGAGCAACCTCTGTCTTGAATATAGTACCACTTGATCCATCAAAGGTAACTTTATATTCATGTAGATCATATGCTGAATCTAATACGTACTGTTCGATTAGAATCTCAACATCCTCATCAAGAGATTCTGTCTCAGGTGAGTAGATGTAAATACCAGCGGCTGCTGCCTCTGCTGACTCAGCAAGCATTAACTTAGTTTGGTCACCACCATCAAATATACCACTGTAAACAGCACCATCATTGTAGTTGAATGGTTGTGTGTTACGACCTGGAGCAATTACATAATATTTTCTATTTGGTTGGAACCCAAGTGGTAGACGAACGTCTCTCTCATCTGGAGTCTTACCTGATTTAGCACGAGCAACCAGTCTTACTGGTGTTCCAGTCTCAAACTTGTGTGGATTAGTACCACCAGCATCAACAGTGAATAGAGTTGCACGTTGAGCAAACTGATCACTAGATGTAGATGGATTTAATCTTGCAATAGAATTCTGTGATGGAGATGTCTTAGTTGTAGCAGCAAACTGTCCAGCATTATTAGAGTATGCAGTAACACCATCAGTAGTAGCACTAACAAAGGTATGTGCATATGCACCACCAATCTGTACGCCAAACTGCTTACCACGTACAAATGTATGTGTGTAGTTACCACCACTAGCAATAGAAGAACCAAGAGCAGATACAAATGTATGTGCAGAAGTATCAGAAGACTTACCAACATCAACCGTAATTGTAGTTCCTGTTGATGCTAGTATAGGTAATGATGTATCACGTGCAGGATCACCAGCACGAGGATATGTATGGTTAGTAGTATTATTATCCTTAGCACATGTAAATGTGATAGAATCATCTGCTATCTTAACAGACTCACCAGCAAGTGTAATACCATTAGCAATAGCACTTACAAATGTATGTGGATAGTCACCACCAGTCTCTACTGCAGCTCTTGTTATGCAATTTGCAGAAGCAGAAACAAATGTATGAGCAGTAGCATTAGTAGATGGAATACTAGTTAATACATTAATAGTAAATCCATTCTGTGTAACTGTATCAATCTTAACCCACTTACCACTAATAGGATCACTAGGTCTAGGATATACATGGTTAGTACCATTATTATCCTCCATGCAAGTAAAGGTTAGACTGTTATCTGCAATCTTGATGAAGTCACCTGCAGCAAATCCATGATTAGCAAGAGTAAATGTTATTACACCTGTGTTAGGATCATATCCAGCAGCAGTTGGAGTGTAACCAGTATTAGGTACAAATGTATGGGTTGTAGTATTTGTAGATGGTATAGTGGTTAGAACATTAACAGTAAAGTTAGAGTTCTCGTGCTCAATACCATTAGCAGTAGCACTTACAAATGTGTGTAGTGTTGTGTTAGTAGAAGGAGCACTCTTTAATACCTGTACAACAAATGTATCTGCAGATACGTTAGAAACATCCAACCATGTTCCACTAGCAGGATCTCTCTCAGTAATACCACCACCACTTCCTGTTACAAATGCATGAGTAGTAACATTAGTAGAAGGAAGTACATCTAAAACTACGACATCAAATGATGATGCTGCTACATTCTCAATCTTAAGCCACTTACCACTAACAGGATCACCTGCACGTGGGTATGTGTGGTTAGTAGCATCACTATCCATTGCACATGTGAATGTTAATGAGTCATCAGCAAACTTAATTTCAGTTCCTGCAACCATTCCATGAGGAGAACTTGTAGTAATACTCAAAACACCTGTAACAGGATCGTAAGTAGTTCCAGTAGTTGCTGTATGAGTTGCAGATGCAGATCTAGGATATGTGTGGTTAGACCCATGTCCATCTTCAGCACAAGTAAAGGTTAATGAATCGTCAGCGATCCTTACTCTATCACCATTACTGAATCCATGACCAGCAGATGTAATTGTAAGAGCACCTGTTGTTGGGTTATAATCTGCATCAGTTGCTGTATGCTGAGTATGTCCAACAGCAGTAACAGTAACAGAAGTATCATAAGCTGGATCAGAAGATCTTGGATATGAATGATTAGATCCACCACCATCTTGAGCACATGTGAATGTTAAAGAGTTTGCAGCAAATTTAACAGCATCTCCAACAATCAGACCATGCTTACCAACATCCAGAGTCATTGCACCTGTTGTTGGATTGTAATCAACAGCAGTAGGAATGAAACCAACTAGAGGAGATGTACCAACATTAACATCAAATGTAGTGTCTGTTACACCAACAACATCAATCCACTTGTTACTATATGGATCTGTTGATCTAGGATATGACTTCTGTGAGGAATTACCATCCATATCACAAGTCATTATCAAGGAGTTATCAGCAATTCTTACTCTATCTCCTAGAGAGAATCCATGATTAGCAACAGTAGTTGTTAATATACCACTTACAGGATTGTATGAAGCATCTGTAGCTGTGTGAGTACTTGGTCCACTAAGAGTGTGACTACCAATAGTAAGAGTCATCTGACCAGTGGTAGGAGTATAAGTAGCAGCAGTTGGTGTGAAAGTAACCTCTGGTGTTGCACCAACAGCAACAGTTATCTTACCAGTCTGTTTCTTAACAGCACCAGCAGATGCTGATACAAAGTTATGAATAGATGTATCTGGTGAAGGTGATACATTAATTAAGAATGTATCATTAGTAGCAGTAGTAACCTCCAACCATTCTGTTGAAGCTTCGTCAGTTGCTCTAGGATATGTGTGATTACTTGCGTTGTTGTCCTTAGCACATGTAAATGTTAATGAATCATTTACAAGCTTAACCATACTACCAACTCTAGTAACAGAGTTGTTACCAGCAGAAACAAACCTATGCTCAGATGTATCAGAAGAAATTCCAATCTGAACATCAAATGTATTACCTGTTATATTCTGTATAGGTAGTTTCTTACCTGCAGCAGGGTCAGTTGCTCTAGGATAACTATGATTAGTAGCATGACTATCCTTAGCACATGTAAATGTAATAGAGCTGTTAGCAAGGATAACACTAGTACCAGCAGCAAACTGATGATTAGCAACAGTAAGAGTTAATATACCTGTAGCTGGATCAAAACTAGCATCAGTTGGTGTATGTGTGCTACGTGCTTTGAATCCATGATTAGAAACAGTAAGTACAAGCTCACCGTTTACTGGATTATAATCTGCAGCAGTCGGTGTATGATCTGTCTGCTCTACATCAGTAACTTCAACCTTAGTGTTGTATACTGGATCAGATGTTCTAGGATATGAGTGCTCAGTTTGGTTACCATCTTGTGTACAAGTAAATACTAAAGCATCTTTCTCTAACTGTAATGTATTTCCTTGAGATATATTATGAGCACCAAGACTTAATACTAGATTACCAGTAGCAGGGTCATATGTAGCATCACTAACATTATGTCCTACAAGCGGTGTTGTACCAACATTGATAGTAACAGTATCAGCAGTTATGTTAGTGATATCTCTAATAGCATTCTTATATGCTGGATCTCCTACACGTGGATAAGCATGGTTTGATCCATGATTGTCCATACCACAACTGAATGTTAATCCATTCTGATTAATACCAATTTTATTCTGAGCAGATAGACCATGATTAGCCATAGTCAAAGTCAAATCACCAGTAGCACCATCATATACTGCACCAGTAGGTGTATATGTTCCTAGTGCCTGTGATGAGATACCAGCAGTATCAATACCATACTCTATTATCTGGAATAAAGTAGCCATTGCTGAAATAACATCAGCACAATATATTGCATTAACAGGATTAGGATCAGTTGTAATTGATGTATCTTTTGTCTGAGTATAAGATGTAACAACACCTGCTCTAGGATTATAAGTTACATTCTGAATAATTGAATTAGCAATCTCTTTTGCTTTTCTGAAAGTATAGATTGATTGCTCTTCTTCTCCAGCAAGATCAGCACCTACAACATATAGATTAGCAGCATCCCAAACCTTATTGTTTGATCCAAACTTAATATTATATGCAACTGCCTCGATAACATCTACAACGTCATCGTAGCAATTAACATTACCACCTGGAACTGTGTGTTGAGGATACTGAATATTCATATCCTTAACTGCTACATCAGCAATATATTCCTTATTAGCAAGTAACAAGTCATGTGCATCAGCAAAACGATCACCAACTGGGTTAATACCTTGGTTAATGATTGTCTTGATGTTATTCATCAAGGTTGCTATAGCCTGTGCAGTATCATTACACTGAGGGTATACTGTATCCTGAGTAAGATTTGTATCTACATCACCTTCTATAGATGAGTATACACCTTTACGAACACCATTCTGATCTTCTAATGAGAACCATAGGTTAGCAGATGAATTAGATCCAGTAGCATTTCTAGCAGCACCATCGAAAGGTGTACTTCTTTGTCCAGCAACAACACTACCAAGCTCAATAGTTGTTGGGTTAACAATACTCTTAATGTAGGTATCAGTAGGAATATTTGCTGTTGTTAAAGTATTAGGATCAGCAGTTGTATTATTAGCATTAACTCCTGTATATTCCTGAACCTTCATACCAATAACAAGTCCAACAGTTGATGGAACTGTTACTAAGGAAGAGTTATTAGAAATAGAACATCCTGTCTGTAAGTATGTCCAGTTACGAATAGATGCAATAGCAAGATCACGAGCATATTCAAAACCTTCGATAGTCTCGAACTTCTCGTTATCAATGTAGTTTAATTCACCAGCACTGAAGTATGACTCAGCAGCTTGAATAGTGTTGATGTTACCACCAAGACGTAAGTCTGAGATAACAGCATCGAGAACCAATCCAACGTCTCTCTGACACTTACTGATAATTATATTCTTACTGAGAAGAGCTGGATACTTCTTAGTGATGAATCCATAAGTCTCTTCTTGAATAAATTCTTTATTATCCTCTATTCTATTAGCAGCATCTTGTGACTTATTATCTACAACTACTGTACTAGGATTAAGGATCTGTAATGATGATGGATAGAAATTATAACCAGAAGGTGATAATGTAGCATTATAGATTGCATCAGGTACAGGAGATTTACCAGAAGAAGCAGAATATGGATCTAACTCAACATATATCTTCTCATTACTCTTAGCACCTATTCTATATCCATTAAGAGTAGCAGCAGGACGCTTCTTAGGATCTGTAACATTATCACTACCACCAAAGTAAAGTCTTGTATTAGTATCACGTGATGCCTGTACATCCCATGTATAGTAATCAACTCTATCTCGGTTAGCAGTTGAATCAATTAATTTTTCTGGTGGTATGATAGAATCAATGTAACCACCTTTGTCTTGTGCAAAGGAATATCCTTTATGTCCCTTAGCATGTAGTGATGTATTACCAAAGTTACTGTTAGAGTTGGTGATACTCATATCACCACCACTTTCCATTAGGAAGTGATCAGCGAAACCAACAGCGAAGATACTAACACACTGAATGAATGCATCATTGATTGCCTTAATGTGGCAGTTTCTCCAGTCATCCTTCCAATATGCATCACCCTTAGTGTGGTAAGGTACTGTTGCAAATGCATCAGAAAGAGATGCTTGGTTCCAAGTATTTGTAAACTTATCGTATCTGATGAATGCTCTATCGTCTTTCTGTAGAGATACACCAGTGTACTGAGCACAGACCATAGACTTGAAGCCTGTGACCTTACTACCATCTGCTAATAGACCACAGATACCCCATGTAGACCTGATAGACAGGTTAAACATGTATGGAGAAGCAGATTCAACTGAGTCTACCTCTGCTTGTACATAAGCACCATTAGAGAGACCATTAGCAGTAGAATATGTCTGATTATTCTGTAAATTTAAAGATGTTACAGTACCAGGTAGAGTAAAGCTAAACCTTCTTCTATTGAGTGGGTCTATACTAGCAACATTAAATGTTCCATTCAATGCTTCATCTAGACCATTATTTTGTACAGCAAAGAACTGGTTCTTAATATAACCATGAGCAATCTTCGTTGTTACATTAACAGTAATCTGACCTTGTGGAGTTGAATCAACTACCTGTAATGATTCAATAGATCTTAAGTCAGATAGAGGACCAACAATACGAGTCTCACTTACATTACCACTAAACTCATTCTGATCATCAATAGTAGGTTGATACTGTGCAAAAGATTGAGCAACCTTACTATAGTAAAGTTCTAGTTCAGGTTTCTCAGCATACTGGAATACAGTAATCTTGTGGTGTGAGTACTCAGGTATAGCAAGGTTAGCATTATCGTTCTTACGATAGTAAACCTTACCAACACCAGCAGTAGTATCAAATAAAGGAGACTTAGTAGTAACGTCTCCATCCTTAATTGTAAACTGCCAGATGTAAGCACCACCAGTTACATTGAAGATAGAAGTTCTACCTTGCTCTTTATCAGCAGGATCAGGCACATATAAAGGACGTATATGTGTTCTACGAAGATCATAACCAATTAAAGAACAGCCACGAGGAACAATACAACCACCCTCAGTACCATTAAACTTGTATAGGACGTTATCAGGATTAGACAGATCCACAACCGAAGAATCTGTCCAAGCATTAGTATACTGATCGAATCCAAAAACAGGAGTTCCAGATGTTGAAACTAATCCAGGTCTATTATCAATATAGTGATCACCAGGCATAAGCATGATGGTGAATTCATCAAATCGATCATTATCGATTCCAGGAGCATAAGAATATCTTGCTACCTCGATAAATGCCCTTTGAATGGTTACAAATGGGCGGTTTGGTGAATTACCTCTATTGTCTAATTCATCAGAAGCATTGAAATCATCTGGTGAGACATACAAATATCTACCAGTCTTACTGGAGATTAAGTTATCTAATCTTGTTAATGGCATAGTCCTTGGATTACCAATTGGTTGTTATAGCTGTCCTTGGGTTATTTATCAGAGTTATTCTCTCTCATTTCAGCATGAAGACGTTCAAGAGCTTTAGTTGCTTCAGGAGTTTCTTCCCACTCCCATGTCTCCTCACGTCCTTTCTTGTCAGTTTTAGTGAATTGCTTTTTCATAGTATTATTGCACCCAATCTATTTAGATGGTGTAAAGTAGTTAAAGTTTATCACACACTTAAATCTTGCGTCAAGTTGACTAACACCTCTATGGGATAATGATGATGGAAAAGTAATAAATCTGTTAGCACGACATTCTACTTTAGAACCATCTTCAAATTCGGTATACCCATCACATGTATTCATATAAAAGATACCTGTGGTCATACTATCACATTTATAATCATTATGAAACTCACTATAATAACGGTCAACACCACTTACTACATTACTAACAGTTCCCTCCTCACCATGCCACACATCAAGTCCCACTTTTAAAGGTTCAAGATTAGCTTTAATTCTGTAGATACCGATAGTACTCAATCTAGATAATATTGGTAGCATTAAAGGAAATTTCTCAGATCTTGTGAATACACGAGCATCACTATTCATCTCATAAAATACATGAGTGAACTGATAATTATTAAAATCAACTGATCCATTTACCTTCGCTTCATTATAATACCAAGGTACACCACCAAAAAAGACTTCTTCTCTGAGCTGACCAAACTCTACCTTAGTTAAATAATCATCGTGTAAATTTATCATTGGTGTAAATAAGCAGATATGATGTATTTTTTACCTTTATTGGGTGTTACTCCTCTATGGATACAATTCCATGTCGATGGAAACATAACCAGTTTACCAGTAGAAGGTATAATTTTCTTACCACTAATGAATTCAGTCTCCCCACCGTCAACATCATTCAAATAAAATAACATAGCGATCATTCTAGGAGATTTTCTATCTATCACAAAATCATCATGCCAGTGAAAATATCCACCTGGTTCATATGCCTTTACATTATAACCATGATCATCAAACTTTGCATTATAAAATGGATTAGGAGTTGGATCAAGCTTATTGAAAATTTCAAAGCAATAATCTATGTAGTTCTGTATATTCTCACTAACACTCTTAGAAATTATATCATCCAAATCTTTCCAATCTTCCAGATCTGTTATATACAAATCTATAGAAGTCTTTAAACTGTTTTTAACTATTCTACTACTATTATCAGAATTACCTATAAGACCAGGAGCTTTACGATCATCACCTTCAAATTTTTCTATTATCTGTTCACATACTTCCTTACTTAAAGCAGTTTCATTAACATAGATGAAATCCTCCATCACGATTTTTGGCCAGAGAAATTTTTACGAAAAAGGGGGAATCTCACCCCCAATTAGTCATTTGGGTAACAAGGCTGACTTAACCCCGATCACTTAAACAGTCGCTAGTGTGCGAGCTGCCGCATATGGAATGCGAGTGAATGCTACGATGTTATTCGCAGCAGGTGTATCTGTTTTTGCAGATGTGGTTTGCTTATCCAAGCAGGTTTCAGTCCCGATCCTTATACCCTGTCGAAGCCATGGCATCCCCTAGCTATGGAGATGAGGGGAATCGAACCCCTGTCCAGAATGTAGGTGTCGTCACCTATCCTCAGAAGAGGATGCCATCAGAGGGATTTGAACCCCCGACCTTGGCTTTACAAAAGCCCTGCACTACCACTGTGCTATGATGGCAATCAATGATGAGGGTCGTATCTATTAATGACTGAGTATACTATCACTAAAACTATTAATCCGATACAGATTACAGGTAATACAAGATGCATTTAATTTTTTCGTCTATGGTTGTAGTATATCATGCCTTCGATAAAATTTCAAGTGCCCCCACTTAGCACCCCAGACCTGTTGATCTGTCTCTAAGTCGAAACCCTTATCGAGAACCCAATAAGAATCATCAGTCAATTCTATTTCATTAAGAAGATATGTCTCTTTACCCTTGTACATGACTGTACAGTCTGAGCTTGCTGTCTTACCGTGATAGACAACACCAGACCTTACGAATTTAATATCACACCCCAATCTCCTCTGCAGAGGAGCTTCTTTTAGTTTATTTAGATTTGAACACAGAACATATTGTCTAGGATCATCTATGGAATAATTCTGAACAATATAACCGTCATCAACTTCAATAACCTTTAAGATAAACTGTCTGTATGGATCTTTAGGACAATAATCATAACACTGCTCACCATAAAATATCCCATCGCTTAACTTAACGTGGGATATATTAATATGAGCATAACGACTGGGATCCTTCATTGCTTGATGCTGGTTACCAAAGTGACCAACTAAGCAATCTTCAAAGCTTTTCATCAGGCATAGTTTCAACTGTTATAACAGGTACATCAAATAATAAAGGATGTATCTCTTCTTGTAGTAAATATTCTGAATTCTTTAAGATCTGTTCTTGAGTAAACTCTGGGTTCAAAGCACACTCAAATAATATCCACCTATCTTCTCGCTGGTCTCTGGTTAGTGGATCGTATGTAAAGGGAGTATTCTCTATGAAATACATCTTCACTGGTGTTCCATCTAACCAGCAGTGTTTTATATTAACCCTGTAACCAGCGAACGCCATCACTTAAATTCATCTACTCTATGTAGACAATCAATCCACTAATTTTTCAGGAATACCACTACCTACCTCTTTACCATAGAGTTGTGGTAGAAATCCTTCCCACTCATATGGTGCTTTACCATTTAGTTGAGACTTTAAGTAAGCATACTTACAGATTAGTCTATCAAGTTCATCAAACTGATCTTTTGCCTTTTGACGTTGTTTTATGACTGCTTCTTCAGTTTCACAACCTTTAGTGTATCCTATGAGTTGTGTTGTCTCAAGATTATTTTCATCTTGAACAAACTTTTTCATGTGAGTCATGAAAGCATCTTTGATATAGTCATCCTCTTTAGTACATATAACTAGTGGATTTTCGATGCTCTCATTGTTATACTCCAGTTCTAATCCTAAAAAATTTAAAGCTTCCTTCTTAGCTTTTGAACCTGCAGGTATGTGTCTAACATTAGTTACCTCAGATTCAACTAAGATAGTTGCAGCAATCTTATCAACATCTCTTTCTTTGAACTGGTGATCAGAACGGTTAACCCAGTCTTTAATAGGTTCGATAGTGTCTATGACGTTACCCTTTTTTGCTTCTCTCTTTGTCCAATTAACACCTGTGTTGATAAAGTCTTGTCGAGATGCTTCATCTGCATGTGGGTGATCATTTGCACTTAACTGAACATGATCCTTAACATCTTGGAAGTCATAACCATCCTTAAGAGTGTATAACCATACAGGTGCTGTTGTCTCTCCAAGCTTTTGAAGTTGAATCCACCTGTTGAAACCATCCCAAAGATAATATTCTCCTTGATAGAAGATAACTATCAAAGGTCTCTGTGTTACGTCCCAACCCTTTGCAAGATCTTTTGCTTTAAGTGTAGTACCACCTGCACGAGCTTCGTTTGATTCTTCATCAGTATTTACCCTAGTCATATCAAAGATATAAAACTTACCTTTATCTAATCCCCAAAAGGGTGGAGGATTCTTGGTGATTGCTGCAAACACTTCGTTCTCTACGACTGTTTCCCAGTTTCCACCAAGGAAAGGAGCAAAGGTTCTCACGCTGCTTTTTGTTACCGTCATAATTTTAAATAAGTAATCTAATAGTATTTAACAATTTTAAGTATGTAATTCGACTTATGTTAAGAAACCGAAATATTGCCAATAAAAAAGAGACCCCGAAGGGTCTCTTGATCCATCTCGAACCGAGACTATTTAGAATGTGAACTTAGCACCGATTTTAGCAGCGTAGTCACGAACTGTGTCGCCGTCTGCATCTTCGCCGTTAGTAGCACCAGAAAGCTCTGCATAGATTCCTAGATCTTCAGAAACTCCGTAAGAAGCACCAACCTTACCAGAGATTTCTGTCTCTGTATCGTCAGTAGCATCTGAATGGTTCAAAGTAGGACCACCCTGTACGTAGTAAGCAATCTTACCTTCTGCACCTGCAACGCCCTCATATCCAAGATGGATATCAGTACCAGTAGCAGAATAGTCGCCATCAGGATAAGAAAGGTTGCTTTCAACATTCACGTAAGGACCAGCAAAAGCTGCACCAGCGAGAAGGAAAGGAGATGCTGCAACAGCAGCAATTGTTGATTTGATAGACATGTTTGTTTTTTTAAGTGTCTCGCAAGGATACTAAAAGACCCTGCGGATGATAAGACCCCCGACATGGGGTCTGTCTTACATCGAACAGGGTTACGATTCTTTCGAGTCCTGAGTTATGTAAAGTTATTTATACATAATACAATCTTATTGGTGTGCGGTCAACCCCCCTTGTGCCAGTTTGTTAAGTGATCACTGATAACAATCACATATGTTGGGATGCTCACCTGTTCCACAATACTGTTGCCAGAAACCTGCTGTACTTTCGCACGTCTGTCCATCTGGTGCTCCTGGTGGTGACCAATTGAAACTACCCATACCACCTGAAGGATCACATCCCACTAATAGTAAAGTAATTGGTAGAAGTAAAAGTTTTTTCATTCCTCCTCGTTAAGTTGTTCCACCCAATCGTCATCGGGTATGAATAGTATTGGACCTTCAGCAATACGTTCCTGAAGTTCTTCTAGGAGATCGTCATCTTCCATGTTAATTAATATTGATCACATTAGATGAGAATAGAGTCATCGCAGCTGAAGATGTTAAGTTCAAACTACTCTGACTACTCAGTTGAGTAGCACCTTTACCCATCATATTAAATGTACCTTTTGAATCTATTAAGGTATTTAATGTAACAAGCTGACTCCAATCCTTAGTAACTGTGGTCATTAAATCACCACTATAAGTCTCAGTAGCGGTAGTACCATTCTGAGTAAAGGTATGATTACCAGTAATAGTCTGAGTGTTATTACCACCTATGGTCTCTGTGAAGTTTTTACCCACAGTCAAGTCCATCTTACCCTCAGTAAACTCCATCTTAGCATCACCTGTCTTTGCTGTCAACTTGAATGAGTGTGGTGCAGGAGTATTAGGCCACTTACCAACACCACCAACATCTACATGCAACCTACCACCAACATCAAGTTTCATCGAATCTGTTGATCGTATGTCTATTACTCCCCTAGAGTTGAAGTGCATCGTACCTTTCAGATGATTCTGATGAAGCTCATAGTTACTCTCTAACTCATGCTTCCAAGGACCACTTGATTTGATATCTGCATTAGTATTCTCCATAGCAAATGAACCACAGATCATCTCAAGATTACCTGCACCTTTACCAGCTTCAATACTAACCTTCTCACCTGCTAAATGCAATTCCTGATCAGCACTTACCTTAACATTCTTACCATGTATGTTGACAGTATTACCTGTTGATTCTATATTAAGCTCTCCACCTATCTTAAGTGATAATGGTTTCTCTTCATCTAATAGATTCTCTATTTCTATCAGAAGTCTACCACCTACCTTAAGCACCATATTTCCTTGTGATCTTAATATAATCTGACCACCTTGCTCATCCTCACCTACCTTAGCAGATCCTATAAAAACATTACCAGTCTCATCCATGTATATGGACTGACCATTATCAGTTGCTACAAGATAAGTTGCTCTATTCTCATCATTAAGATGCCTCAGCTCCTTAGTACCAAGGAGTCTGGTCTTAGCCATTAATGCTGGATTAGTAGCAGAAGATGGTGCAGTATCTGGTGGTACTGTATACTTACCACCAGTACCATCAGGTAACTCCTGATTTTGTACGTCCTTATCGTATTGTTCTACTGCCTGTTGTGTTTCACTCATGTCGGACAATCCACATATCTACCAGTACCAATCTTCGCATATCCTAACATAGATCTTGTATCACTGTCAAGACAACTCATACTTGCTAAAGCTTTAGCACCATATCCATTTCCACCTATAATCTCAATCTTAGGTGGTGTATCATATACTGCTGTTCTATCTATCACCTCAAAACCAATAACAAATCCTTTATCATTAATTTTAGCAACAGCAACTGTTGAATCTCCATCAACATAAACAGTAGGAACACTAGTATAACCTGTACCAGGTCTTATAAGAGTTATAGAATCCACAACACAAGAAACTGTATCTGGTTTATAAGGAACATAATTAGTTCCTCTCTGTGTTATTCTAATCTCAGTAACACGACCTTCACTATCCAATAAAGGAATACCAATAGCACCATACCCTTGTCCAGTAATTGCTATAGCAGGTGGAAGTATGTATGGATCTCCTGGATCATCTATAGGTATCTCAATGATCTTACCACCATCATCCACAATAGGTTCTGAAAGTGTAGGTGGTTTGAATCCAGGATCCTCTTCAGGATCTTTCTCAGGTGGTGTAAACTCTGCTTCTTGTGCTAATATATGAACATGAGATACAGCACCAGTACCATTAATACTCATAGTGAGTAACTCTCTACCTTCAATAGTACTGTCTTGTGCAATACCAACAATAATAATAGCTTTGTTATCATAAACCTCAAATGTACTAAAGAAATTACCACCAACAATATCTTCTTTGGTTATATTAGGACCAAATAATGTCCATCCCAATATAGTTCCATTAGGAATACCAGCAGATGATACAGTATACGTTATAAATTCTCCTTCCTTATACTCAAGCTTATCAGAAGTGATAGCGATACTTACTTCATCATCAATCAGTACATCAGGTGGCTCTGTATATGGTATTGTAGGATTATCTGGATCTGTTTCACCACCAATGATAGGTGGAATCACTTCAGGTCTAGTTCCTGGTCCAATAACACCAGGTACATATGGATCAGGATCATCTGGTGGTGGTACTGGTGCTAAACCTATAGTAACTGTAGCTTTCTGATTTATAAATTCTGCTTCACCCACACCAGTAGAATAATCTATCGATATAGTAAAATCTTCTGGTGTATCGTTTTCATTATCCATATATGTCAATACACGAATAACTCTTTCCAATTGATTAGGTCCAAATCCAAGAACACCCTCTACTCTTTGATAATCATCACCTTCAGTAGCAGTACCATCTGCTGACTTATAAGCAATAGAACTAGAAGCAACTGTATAACCAGTTCTTTTTACAGTAACCTCTGCTGTCTGCCCTTCAATAACATTAACATCAAATATCTCATACTCAACCTTTCTTTCATTTGTTCTAGGATCACTATCACCAGGTGGTAATGTACCTGCACCTATATTAGGATTAGTAGGAGTACCATAAATCAATTCATTCTTACCACCACCAGGAGTAATCTTAGGAGTACCACCGTATATGATACCACCAGTTATATCAGGTGGAGCAAAAGTTCTAGCATCATCACAAACACTCTGACCATAATCAAGTGGTCCGTTCTCTAGTTTTTCAATAAGTTCATCTAAGTTATCCTTCTTGTCTTTCTTCTTAGGTCTAGTGGAATATGTATTCTCATCACCACACTTAGAATCAAGACCACCACATGAGATACCAAGTATAGACATGATCTTAAACAAAGCCCTCCCAACTACATTCAGAGCACTCCCTGCTATTTTAAGAATCGACTGCAGAGGTCCAAGTACAGCGTTAAGTAATCTATTAACAAAAGACATAATCTTGTTAAGGATCGCATTAACAAAAATATCAATCTGACATGTTGCTGCTCTGAATACTTTCATCAAGTAGTTAAAGATCAACTTAGTAACAAAGTCAATCAACCTTTCAAATATATCCTCAATAGAGCATCCAATCTTAGCAAGCATACCTTGCAACCACATCTGCACAGATTCCATGATACCTTGGAAGGGTGCTGTTATCATCTTAACAAGAGCTTCAACACCCTTCTTAAGTGCAGCAATTATCTCACCACGAATCCTTGCTAGAGAAGCTTTAATAACTCTAAGAATTTTGTTAATATATCCTTGTGCTTTGTTTTTATAACCAACAAGCTCTCCGTTGACCTTATTAATTAAATAATCGCCTATATTACCACCACTGTCCTGAACCATTCTAAACAGTTCACCCATGATATACTTAATCTCTGATTTAGTCTCTCCACCACACTCTGCCTGTGCTATAGCAACGGTAACATTAGAACCATATGGATTTACAGGTGAGTTCTCCTTCTGATGCATAAGATCAGAAGCAGCATATGTTCCTGGATCTCCACCAGCAACTTGACCAGAAGCTATATTCTTATTATTCTCAGCATAATTAACTGCTAGATGTGTATAAGGATTAGTATCTGGATGCCTCTTAGATGTGAATGCTAAACATGTTCCTTCTTCAGGCTTAAACTCTTCTGGTGGTGTAGATGCAGCATTAGGTGTCTGACCTAATGAAGCTAATATTATAGGTTTTTGTTTATCAATATCAGTCCAGACACCAAATACCCAATCAGCAGGTTCTAAGTTAACAGTAGCACCCTTTCTACCACCAACACCGTATGGTGTAGTAAGAGGTAGGGTAGCATGTGCCCAAGGTAAATCTTCAGTTTTTACATTATCACATGAATGAGTATGAACGCCAAGAATCCTCACCTTAAAACGATTAGACGCTTTAATGGTATCAATCTGCTCTACTTGGCCTATCCACCAACTAGCACCATCCTCTCCAATTCTATGGAGAGGCATTCGAGATTGAAAAGCAGGATCCATACGTTATACCTCAATCATCATATACTAAGCACTCAGGCTCATCTGGATGTTGATCACACCATAGTTCTATAGTGTTGGGATCGTGATGATCTCCTGCTGCTATCTCTGCTGCATGGTGAGAAACATAATCTTCTAGATCATGCAATTCACCTTCAACATGCCTACGCATTTGAGGATTTGTCTGAGGATCTTGTAAGATCTCTTGATCTTTTTTAATATGGTCTTCTATAGATTTCATAATTGTCTATCCTAAGATATTAGAACTTCGTTTTTTTCTAATTGTTGAGCTCCAAAGGAGTCTCTTTTCAATTTTAACACAGTAGTTACCTCCTGTGTCCTTTGATCAAAGAATCGGGATAAACTATAAATGAGATAGAATCCACTGTTAGATTCATCTATCGGTTCATCTAGTTTTTGATCCTCTGATACTGACGAAGGTAGAATCACGTTGATAATTTCCCCCACACACAAATCGATATTTCCTGGGACATCAATTCGTAATCCTTGTGTATTTAGCATAAAATTACGAGAAATGTTCTGTACTATATTGTGCTTACTATAATCCCAAAAATTATTATCATTCTTATAATCAGGATCATCTGGGTCTGCTGTATCTGTACCCGTGTAATATTTCTCATGGTCAACTATAGTTGATAAAATCCTAGTTGGTTGACCAGAAAGCTTCTCTTGCATAGGATTCAACTTAGTCTGACTACCTAGATGAGATTGATTATCCCACTCCTTACTTAAGCTATAAGTATATACCTCAAACTTACCAGAAGATATATCATAGGTTTGTAACTGTGATGAATATGTTCCTAAACGTAGTGCATGGATTAAATTTATCTCACTCTCAAAATTAACATTTATGATAGAATCCTCATTAACACCATCATTTACACTATCAGTAAATGATCTTACCTTTCCACCACCACCAAACTTTCCTTTAGTATCACAGAGAGAATCAATTGATTTGAAATGATATCCCTTTCGATTCTCAAAGAACACATATCCAGCACTACCTCCTACTTCTTTACCATCAGATTTTTCAGTTATACCTCCAGGTGTCAAGACACCCATATTATTTGCTTTATCCACATTAGAATTAGTAGCAGAAATAGAACCATTACAAAGAGAATTAATTATCGAGAATGGTGACTTACCATTAGGATGTATTTTTGTATTATTCCCACAAGGAGTTGTAAAGACATCCTTCTCTGATTCAATAACACTATCATCACCTGTTAAAATCTTTTCTACTATTTCATCAGCACGACCTTTCATTGTCTTAGAAACCTTTCTAGCTTCATTAGTAAGAGCTTCTGCTGATATCAATCCAATATTATATGTCTGTATTTTATTAGATACAGATCTATCACCAACCATATAGACCATCAGAATATAATGATACTCTGTCTCATCTGGTCCAGCAACACTCATATGAACTTCTTCACCACCAACTATCTTATTGATTACACTTTCACCAGAGTCTAATATTCTAATATTAGCACTTACGTAAGGATCAGCAATAGATTCAAAATATGTTATAGCTTGAGCACCAGGGATCAAGTTCCAAACCTTTTTAGAATTATCGATTAGATCTAATTTCGTAAGTTTATACGAAAATGCTGAGTTATTATTCTCCATCATGCATTAAGAGCCTGAAGACTCTGCTGTGCGTATATACTCAACTGGTCATTCTTTGTAGGTAACTGTGCGAAGTTCATACTAGTAGCACCTTCATTAGATCCAGCATTATTATTAGAACCACTAGGAGATGGAATGAATACAAATGTAGGACTACCTGATGTCTCACTACTAAGACCAGCAACCTGTTGACTTAACTTATTATTCAATCCCTGTGCTCCTTCTATACCCTCACCAGGAATATATTGCTGCCAATTAACTGGTTTCCATCCTTCTGGTTTTACAGAATCACCAGAAGTTTGCCATGAATGATGGAAGAAATTACCTTTCTCATCAAACATAGGATCTTCTGTTGCAACTCTATTACTCAATGCAGACTGTCCTTTAAAGTCAGTTCTTCCTTTCAAGACTCTAAGTGCTTCCATAAGCTTTGCCTGTCCTTCTTCACTCTGTAAAAGAGATTGAATCTCAGGACTATCCACCATATTTCCATCTTCAAATGCTTTATATTGTCCAGGTGCTTTAATAATCTCTTCTATACTCCCATCACCTCTTGCCTTTCTATTAAGTATAGATGCAGCAACACCATAGATATCATCTGTACCTTGAGCAGCCTCACCACTAATAGCATAAGCTAACCACTTATAGTCATCCTCAGTTAAACCTTTTAAGTTTCCAGTGGTAGTACTATTGCTTGTCTGGAAGAAGTTCTGTCCATTGACTTTAGAGACAGTGTTAGTATCACCCAAAACTCCAGTCAAATCTGTTGATGCTACTTCTACTCCTTGACTACCCAGAATGTTCTCTGTTGAAAAAGCATTAGAATTAGAACTAAGGTTTTCATCTCCATTAACCTCCGTATTATTAATTTCTTCGTTATTATTTGTTACACCACCATCTACGGTAACAGCATCAATATCAATGCCTTTATTCTTCAATTTATCAAGAATCATTTCGTTCATTCTTATTTTCTCATCACCGATTTGAAGTGGAGACTTACCACCCATACTAACAACAGCCTCAAGTATTCCCCAAAGTTGTTGTAATCTGAATAAAGGATTCTTCTTCCAATCTTCTTCTTTAAGAATCTCCTCCTTTAATCTTAGAATCTCTGCTTTTTGACCTTCAATGTCTTTTCTTGATATACCATTTGCTATGGAAGAAGCTTCCCAGTTTGCTAATGCATCATTAATCTTTCCAGTAATCATCCCTGTAACAATACCCACAACACCACCTTTAAACATATTCTTCCAATTGATGGTCCTAGGGTTAAGGAAGGTCTTAATATTAAACTTAGGTTTAACAGCAGGTTTAGAAGTTATTTGATTAACAATGCTACTAGCAGCATCATCTGCAGTGCCTGCACCTGCAGTTACTACATCATCTATAACACCTGGTCCTCCACCTAAGTTTGTATTTGCAGATTTTATGCTCTTCGATATATTCTTACCACTTCCTGTATTATCAAGAACAATTTCTTCAAGTACCTCTTTTTGAACAGTACTCTTACTACTACCTATATCTACTTTCTGAAGATTGGATTGCTTTAATTGCAGATTTTTATTTTTTAAGTTCTTTGATAGTAGATCATCTTCAACATTAATCTTTTTTAAATTATCAATAGATCTATTAGGGTTTACAATGTTACCTTTTTGATTAACGACAGCATCTTTAGCAGCAACATTTTTGTTTTTGAACATGTTACCAAAGAAGTTCTTAGTACCTTTGAATGCAGCACCCAACTTCAATCCCTTGAATACACCAACAAACTTAGCCATTGCACCTGCAAGAGCTGTCTTAAGAGCTGCAGGTATTGCAGCTTTAAGTGCAAGGAGAGCTGCTTTAGCACCAACAACAATTTGTACAATATCAGAAAGCTTACTTAGAATACCACCACCTTCACCTCCCTTCTTTTCTATAGCACCACGATATCCCTGAGTACCAGACAAGAATTCCTCATCTTCCATCCTCTCTTCTTGTCTCAATCTCTTAGCATCCGCTATCTGATCTCTCTTAATCTCAATAAACTGACCAAGTAAAGCGTTTTGTGCTTCTAATAAAGCAGTCTGCTTTTTATTCTCAGTAACTACTTCAACATCAATTGCAGTACCATCATCATAACTAACTGGATCATAAGCATCTACTGGGCTAGCACTAGTGGAAAACATGGATGTTATACCATTAATCCCACTTACTATAAAATCATCTACAGCCTGAACAGAATCTTGAACAAACTTAAGATTTGCAGGATCAATAGGATTCTCACTACCACCAGACTTAGATCTCTTCCGCAGCTTCTTATACTCCGAGATAAGAGTATCAGCAAGACTCTTATCGGTTGTAGTTTTTTGATATCCTTGGGTTCCTGAAGCCATTATCGTTGTGCTTGCTGTTTTTGTTTAAGTTCCTCAAGATATTGGGTAAGGAGTGCAAGATATACTACTCTCTCCCAAGGCATCATATTATCTAGTTCTGTCAAACTATATTTATGGTGCTGCATTAGAGCGAAATTAGTTTGATAATACTCCTCCAGATTAGTGTGGAAGAGTGCTATGCGAAAAAACTCTGCAGCCCCTCTAAGGTATATGTAGACGACTTCTTGGTATTAGGATTAACAACATCAAACTTATGTTGAAGCTTAGGCATTGTTTCAAAGAACTTAGACACCTTATTAAACTGTCTTTGAGTAAGACTCTCAATAAATTCCTTAAGTTCTTTTGGTGTACAATCAGAAGATTCAGTAACATCTTCACCATCAAAAATCTGATCTATACACCCAACAATAATATCTAGACCATCCATATCAGTCTCACCTCTAACCCCAAACTCAATGAAATGATCTAACTTAGGGTATTTCATAATAACACCCACATTCTTATTGATCATAACTTTTTCAGTATGACCCTTTGGCTTAAAAACCTTAACATCATTAATGTTGATGGTATGTTGTACTTTAGTCTTATTATCATCAAGACATACCACATTAACCGTGATTTCTTCCCCTACGGAAGCAGCACGAATCTTAAGGAATACATATTCCAGATCAAAACTAGGTAAATCTTCAATTTTTATACGAGATGTAACACATGAATTAATTACATCAACAACTGCTTGTGTTATCTGTTTATCATCCCCTGAGTCCATAGCAATAAGAAGGACTTTCTCTTCTTTAACAAGAAATGGACGGTATTTAATCTTTTTTCCGTTTGACGGTAATTCGAGCTCATAGGTAGGAGCAACAACCTTTGGTAAAGCCATAATGTAATTTTCTTTTATTTAGTACGTAATGTTATAAACACAGATCAGTCTAAGATCTCCTGGTGATGTTGGACATAATGCGTGATAATGAGATCCATCAAATAGCACCATCTTACCTTTTTCAGGTATAGCTTCGTGCTTTACTGGGATAGGATCATTTTCCCAATCGATAGTCTCATATGGTATTATACCATTATTCTCTGAAAACTCGGGACCAGTAGTAGAAGATCCCTCATCATAATTAATCTGTTTATCAAAAATATACGTACTACCCTCTACATTATTAAGATATAAAATAGCAGTATAATGATTTTCAGGATAATCTACATGAGGGTCACCACAATGATAATTTGGAAAATGATACGTGCAGTTCAAACATGATCTGGTTATAGTCTTATATTCCAATCCATTATCACGCATGAAGTTTTTAAGAATCGTCTTAAAAAATGGATAGAAGTCTGAATTATGTCTCCTAGAATCTCTATTCAACAAAACATGAGAGAATTGAGGAAACTTATTAGTGGTAGTATAAGGATCCCAAAGCCAGTTAATACGTGGGGATCCTTGAGATTTCACATGCTGCTTTGCAGTCCCGTAGAAACAATTATCCATGAAATCATCTATGACTTCAGGATTCCTGATAAATTTTTCAATAATCATAACAATTAATAGTATTTTAGGGCAATTGATCTCCTATGTAATTGCCGTTATCATCATAGAATCTTACCTCCTCGTTATCAGAAGGTTTGGATCCTGAGAACCAAGACCAATTACTAATATCATTATACACCACATGGTGCTTAGTGTAATGAAATGTCGCTGTAGCTTTAGTTATTTGAGAAGCACCAAATGATAATGGTATAGACTCAACTGTATATGGATAAGCATCATGGAGTACATGTACAGCAGCAACCCTTTCAGTTGCTGAGCTCATGCCCCTTTCCACCTTTACTATCCTAATAGTAGCAGTATAATCATCTGGATATCTAAGTCTAGTGGTTCTATGCTTATTCTTACCATCAACCTGCATCATACTACTAAATCCATTGTCTCTAACAAATGGTTCATACTTACCATCCTGAGCAATAGGTGAATCTTTACCAGGTTCATATTCCGCAAATATATACTGCCACCAAGCATTAACAAACTTAAATGGTTCCATATTAGCATCACACATCCAACCTAATTGAACATCAGTATAAAGCTTAGTATGAGCATAAGATATAGATCCTTCTCCTAAAAGTCTCCCTTGCAACTGTCCAGTAGCCGCTTGTGAAGGTGGTAATTGAGCTTCATCACAAAACCCTTCATATAGATCAGGATTAACCCCACCACTTTCAATATACTTCTTTAAATCATTACCCAAATCAAATTTCACAGCGAATCCATTGGACATCGCCATACCGCCTTTATCTGCGATTGTTTTAACAAAATCTGGTATTCTGGTTCTAGCCACTCTAAATATTTAAGTGTATACATTTTATTTAGGATGGCTTATTCGGGTAAGTATAAACCTAAGAATCCTAAGAAGTATAAAGGAAACCCAACACAGATCATATACAGATCAAATTGGGAGAAAAAATTTATGCATTTTTGTGATTCTACAGACTCAATTATTGAATGGGGCAGTGAGGAAGTAATTATTCCTTACCGTTGCCCCACTGATGGTAGGATCCATAGGTATTACCCAGACTTCTACATCAAAACCAGTAAGAAACAGAAATACATAATAGAGATCAAACCAAAGAAACAAGTAAGAGGACCAGAAAGAAATCCTAGGCAAAAGACTACTGCTTGGAAGAAATCTGTTCTAGTCTTCATGAAGAATAAAGCAAAGTGGAATGCTGCGGAAAATTGGTGTGATGATAGAAGTATGAAGTTCAAAATCCTAACGGAAGATCAACTACATGTCTAAACAAACAATATTTGAACAAATCAAAGAAAAAGCAAGTAGTAAGGAACAAACTTCCGCATGGTACAGGAAGCAAGTTCGTCTTATTGCGAAGAATTATACTGACGTTGAAAAGTTGATAAGAGAGGATAAACAAGAAAGCTTAACAGAAGATAATTTTCAAGATACTAACCGAGTTCGCAATAATGTAAGGGAAGGTCACCTATATCTCTTCGAGTATAAAGCAACCAAGAAGTACTTACCATACTATGATCAATTCCCATTAGTGTATGTTACTAAGAGGTCATCTTCCAATGATTTCTTTGGTACAAACCTACATTATATCAATCCGAAGTATAGATACACTGTAATAAAGAACTTAATTGAGAACGACACTCTCAACGTACCTAAGATAACCTTCCATAAATACTTAGATAGTAATGTTATAGGTAGATTCTTAGACCTCGGTAAAGACGAATGGTATACGGCAATATACTTGCCTATTGATAATTTTATACGTGATAAAAACGGACGGAAGCTTCCTGTAAGGAAAGATACAGTCTGGAATAAAACCTACGAGAACCGAAGATATAGAATCAAAACTAAAAGGTCGATTGAAGATTATAGTGATGAACCAACTATTTTACTACCATAAATGTCCACTACAACATCTACCCAACTAAGATATCCAGAACAATTAAAAGTAACAGATAACACAGATTATCTATCATTTGGGTTCTACAAATACTATCCAGCTTTCAGGAAGAGAGGTATAAGAAGTGATAGAGCAGATAATTACAATCAAACTGTTGGTGCAACAGGAAACGAAAATGAAGGTACTGCAAGCTTCTGGAGTGCAGATGATGCAATAAGAAAACAACAGAAATTAAATAGTCCAGCTGGTAATTTTGGTAAAAAAGATGGTCCAGAAATATTAATATACATGCCACCTGATATTAGCACATCATTTGCTGCTGACTGGGGTGGTAAAGAAATGGGTAATGCTGCTGCTGGATTAACTGCTGCTTCTGCAAATACACAAGCTGGTGATATGGCTGGTGTAATAGATAATGCTCTTGCTGGTATGGCGAATGTAGGTGCATTATCTCAATCAGTTGCAGCACGTATTACTAAATCAATAGCAGCAATGTCTGGAACTCAACTAACAATGAATGATACTCTAGCAGGTACTACAGGAACCATATTAAACCCAAATGTAGAAGTATTATTTGGTGGTCCTAAACTACGTAATGTTAGTTTTGCATTTAAAATGGCTGCTAGAAATCTAAGTGAAGCGAAGACTATCCATGCTATATGTTTAGCATTTAAAAAGAATGCTTTACCTGGTTTTGGTGCTACAAATAGACTACAAGATTCAGTTGCTGCTGGATTTACAGCTATTGCTACTGGACTTCCTGATGATAAATCAGACAATATGGGAAAACATGCTAACTTTATAGAAGTACCAAACTTGGTTATGGTGAAATATATGAAAGGTAATACAATGCATCCATACCTTTCTCAATATAAGTCATGTGCTCTAACTAATGTAGATATTAATTATACACCTGATGGGGTATATTCAACAAGTATTGATGCTTATCCAACAGCAGTTGAACTTAGAATAGGTCTTGTAGAAACAAAACTTGTATATAGTCAAGAGATAGGTGAGCAAAAGGATGAAACTGCTCAAGGTGAGACTGCAAATAAAGAAAACATAGGAAGAACCTGGAGCTACTAAATGTATTTTGCTACTCAACCAAAAATAGAATACGACTTAAAACCACAAAGCTTTCCATTTTCAAGCTCTGATTTTACCATTGCAAATAACTTCTTTAGAAGAGTATCTGTGGATGAAGATGCTTTTGGTTATATTGCATATTTCAGGAAATACGCTATTCCTGATGATATGAGGATAGAAACTCTAGCAGAAGGGATTTATGGATCTCCTTGGTATGATTGGGTTATTGCTATATCCAATAATATAACAAATACCTATACTGACTGGCCTTTATCAGAAAATGCTCTACGAGTTTGGACAGAAGAAAAGTATGGAAGTCAAATATACAGCGATATCAGATATTACGAAATTAGTGAAGATGTTAAAAATGACGCAGGAACGATATTTTTCAAAAAAGGGCAAAAAGTCGATAAAACCTTCTATGACGGTAATTTCCAATATAACTCTCAAGACGTAAATAACACACCTATCACTGTTGCTGGAAATACCATATCTAGAGGTATTTCGATATTTGAAGATGAAACCAGAATAAATGAAAGTAAAAGAGAGATCTACATACTCAAAACCAAGTATTTGTACGATTTCGTTCAAGACTTAAAAAAGCAGAGCACCTACAATAAGTGCTCTGCTTACGTTAATAACAAATTAAAGAAGACTCTAATCTAGCTCGACTTTTTTGGTCATTTTTTGTCGGGATTTTTTTTCCCGAATTGCCAGATCTAGAAATCCAATTTCACCACCTTAGAAGGCTTTGGGATGTGTTACCACATCCCCATGAATTTCACCTATATCATCGATATGGGCGTGATCAACTTCGATGTGAAGTTTCTTATCATACGCATCAGCTATTCGCTCTAAAGCATTAGCGATACGAAGCAATTCATCACTCACTTAGTCTTCCTCTGCTAAACTTGCAAAGTAACTAAGTGCGTCATCATCACTTGTCTCCTTCTTGTTGAACTTAGGTGCAGAAGATGCTGCTACCTTCTCAACAGGTACTGGTTCAAACTCTTCCTCTTGTTGTCTCTGTACCACAGCAGGTGAACTGTTGAGAACTGTATTTAAACGAGTCTCTAGTTCCTCATATGTTTTGAACTGATCTTCAGCAGTGAATGCTGCTAAACTGTGTTCTTGTTTGTATGTTGCTTCTAGTTCAGCATCATCAGAGCTTAAAGCACTAACAGCATCGAACTCGGAACTATCATAGTTCCAGAAACCAGCAACAGTCTTGATCTTTAACTTAAAGTTTGCTCCTTCCCAGAAGTCAAACACATTTACAGGAGTCTCGTCTTGAAACTCTGGCTGCATTGCGGCCATTACCTTGTCGAAAATCTTCTTACCGAACTTGTACAAGAATACCTTACCTTCATTTTCAGGGTTCTTAGGATCTTTAACAACAACAATGTTTGTGTAGTAAGTAAGCTTACGCTTCTGCTTACGAGCAATGTCCTTGTCTGATTCGTGACCACTATTCCACAACTTACGATTAACTTCACCAACAGGGTCTTTTTTGTTTTGTGTCGTTAAACTGTTTTCGATGTACCAACCGCCAGGTCCTTGGAAAGCATGTGAATATAACTTTGCCCAAGGAAGGTCTTCACCTTCTGGGGGTGGGAGAAATCTGATAACAGCGTAACCATTACCTGTATTATCTAACTCTGGTCTCCAGAACCTCTCGTCTTTACCGCCACCTGTTTGGGTGGACTTCTCTATCTCTTTCTGGAGAAAATCAAAATTTGCTTGAGATTTTCGTTTTAGATCTGCGAACGTCATATTGGATTTTTTAGATTAAATTGGATTTTGTTTTTGGGGTGGGAGATAGGAATAATGTATACCTACAAGTACAGGGCATTTCTACATAAGTAAATTTTTACTGTACTGCACGAGTCCTGTCTGGTTGGACAGTTCTGTTGTTCCCAACAGCGAGCACCACCTCTGACTCATCACCTTAACTAGACCATTGCCAGCAAGTTTGTTCAGTCACTCCCGTATCGAGTAGCGAACCCGATATACTATTTATACCACAAAAAAAGGGGTTAGTCAACCCCTTTTTGTCCTTTTTGTTGTTCTTTCACCATAATATCAATTCGATCTCGTAACTGCTTGAACATCTGAGGTACAGTAAGATCTTTATCAACACCCATGAGAACAACACCTTGTTTCATGTTCTCGATAACTGCTTTAGCATCTTCATCATCACTCAACTTCATCCTGTTATACATGATCTCTTGCATCTCAAGAAGTCTTTCAAGTATAACTAAGTACTCATCCTTCTTCTCTTTACTAAGGACAGGAAAGCTTATAGCATACTTCATCAGAAGTTGCTGCAGCTCCATCATCTCTTGGATCTCTCCTCTAACTAATTCTGATTTAAAAAATTCGGAAGTCATACTAGCATTAATTTGGCTCTGGATGTACGTTTAATAAAGTTCAGTTTCTGTGCGTCAAACTTAAGTTTCTCTTTCAATGGTTTGGAAATGAGTTTAGGAACTGTCTCCAATTCAATCTCATTTTGATCACAGTAGTGAATGATAGCATCAATATAGTTCATATCTATATTATCAAAAACTATTCTTTCAACTTCCTGCGAAAACTTAGCCGCAGTCATAAATTTATCCTCTAATAGTTTGCTTTTTTCCATGTGTATTATTGTATTCGTCTATGTATTTGAGAAGAGTAGTTAAGTACTCCCTCTTTAAAGGACGAACCTCAACTTGTGTGTCTCCGTTTTCGCAAGCAACTATAGTTACTAACTGCTTAACATTAAGATCATATCTTTCCTTGAGCATACATGCATACGCACACTCTTGAACAAAATAATCATAAAGATACTCTACCTTCTTTGGTTCAGCAGATGTTTTAAAATCTATAATTGATAGTTCCCCATCAAATTCTGCTATACAATCAACACGCCCTGCTAATTTTAATGTATCAGAGTACAGAGCAGCTTCTTGTAAGTATATTTTATTTATGCGGTCTAAGCTTGCCCTAGAATGATGGAACATCACTACAGGTAGCGGAAACTTTTTATAATCATCAAGGTCTAAAACATTATTAATGTAGTCCTCGACTATGGAGTGGTACTTAGTACCACGACTTGTAGATCTCTTAGATATAGCGTTAGCTTTATCCTCACCTACACGCTTCCTCCACTTCATTATACCTTTCATCTTAGCAGGGTTACTACCTATTACAGTAGTGACGGAAGCATACTTCTCACCTTGTGGTGTAAGATACACTCTCTTACCAGAATCCTCATCAGTCTTTGCCTCCATCTCAATAGGAGTTATGTCCTCTAGATGTATGAAAGTCATTTGATTTCTAATGTAGCGGAAGATAAGTTTGGAACATATGGAAGTTGATCCGTCACCTCCTTCGGAACATTATCACTCATAGGTTTTATTGAAGCCATATTAATACTTCCATAAGGCATAGAGTTAAATGATATTGACCATCTATCAACATAATCTAGATTAACTGCTCCATGTTCCATCCACCAAGGAAATATAATTAACTGACCAGGCTTAGTAGGAACATCATACTGTTTAGCCTGATCAGACAGAGGCATGGTAGACTCAAACATTCTAAACTGTACAGGATCTTTAAAAGATAACATACCTGCATCATTAATGCAAAAAGTACCACTAAAAGCACTCATAGGATGTAAATGCCAAGGTAATACAGCACGATTTCTATACCTATTAACCCAAGAAGAACAAATTCTAAGACCATCACACTGTAACTTATGATGATCTTTCACCTGAGATAAACAATCCTCTATAAATTCTGATAGCTCAGGAAATAATTTTAATGCAGTTGGGTATGATTGTGATACATCTCTGGGTTCTGTAGCAGAAAAAGAACCACCAAGATCTTTTTGATTTATTATACATTTCTCTAGAACATCATTGAGATCACCATCCCAATCAAATGTAAATATCTCTACTGGAAAGAGTTCTAAAGTATTCATTCGTTCTGTCCTGTATTAATTTTACTGATAAGGTAAGACTTAACAAGACCCGACCTAATGATATCCTCGACACCAAACTCAACAGAAGAGAACTCATCCATTGCCTCAAGGATACGTTGAAAATCTAAGATACCATTCTTCTCATTCTGTCTTACTAGGTCAGTCTGGAAGACATCACCAGCAAATATAATCCTTGAGTCTTGCCCTACCCTAGTGATTATACTATCTAACTCATGGAAGTTCAAGTTCTGTGACTCATCAACCAATACAATAGCATTGTCTAGTGTAGTACCACGTATGAATGAGGTAGACCAGAAAGATATAGTCTCTTGGTGCTTGAGGTTTTCATACAGCATATCAAATGCATTATCATCAGGCATCTTAAACATATGCCTAACCATATTCTTGTATGGTATCTGATATAGTAATGCCTTATCATCATGGTCACCAGGTAGGAAACCAATCTCTCTTGTAGATACTAATGACCTAACAATATATAATTTCTGATATGGATTGTTGTCTGATAATATATCCTTGAGTGCAAGATACAATGCAATGAATGTCTTACCTGTACCAGCACACCCATAGGTGAATAGGTTCTGACCTTTCTCCCACTCATCAAACATCACCATCTGATTCTCAGTCAGTGGTGTGATATCAAGAAGGAAGTTCTGATTGATAGGTTTCTTTCTCTTCGCTGTCCTCTTGGTAGGTTGTCCGTTAGCTTTAGTAGTAGCCATTACCAACCCCTCACTCTCGACTTAGGTTGCTTCTGCACCTTGTTCTTCATAATATCTGCCCATCCTGGATGTGTCTTGGTCATTTTATCACGCCAGTCTCCTACCTCACCAACACCAGCACAACCTTGAGACCAGTCTTTATCCCAGTCAGGATTGTCCTTTCTCCATTGCTCATACTCTTTCATGGTCATGGAGAGTTCTTTAGTCTCTCCTGTCTCTTTATGTTTAAGTGGGTAGGTTGGCATTAATTATTTCCTCCTGTTAGTTTAGACTTGATAAACTTAAATGCTAATTTTATTAATTGCTGTAGAGCATTGCCCTGAATCTCATCAAACAAATACATGTTTAATTTAAAGGCATGGTTTGCCTCTGCAATTAAAGCATTGATCTCGCTCTCGTTAAGCTCGAGACCATCCAAGACTGCTTTGTAGTTAGTCTTAAATGCTTTAGCATCCTCTATCCTAGGGAAGTCATAGAAGTGTAGTCCTTCACCCTCCTTTGGTTGTAAAGCTTTCTGTGCTATACCCTTAAGGATCTGACCACCAGATAGATCACCAATGTATCTAGTATAATGATGAGCAATCAATAGGTAGGGATCTTTCTCTGCTACCTCATTAATTCTGTGACAGTATGCATTACATGCTTCCGAAGGAATCATTAGATCTCTGTACATAGGACCATAATAATATCTAAGATCACGCTGTAAGAATGCAGTACGAAATAGATCTACATTAAACTGTTGTAATACTTTTGCTTTGGGATCAGTAGTCTTTACTATCAACTGCTCCATTGTATCATACACATAGTAGAAGTCAGTGATGAGCTTACGATACTCTTCAGGATCTAATACCCCCTTGAGGAATTGAGATACAAATTTAGTATTCTCTGCTGCATTATGAGACTTCTTAGTGCCTTCTTTTAATCTAGTAGTGAAAGTCATTTCTTTATTCTCCTAGGTACTTTGATTGTCCATGCTGATGATACTAGATCAACCATTTCAAACTCTTTCTTTGCTTTCTCTCTCTGCTTAGCTTCCTTCTCAAAGGTAGCAGCAGGTTCGTTACCAGCAGTCTCACCGTAGTGAGGATCCCAGATCTCTGGGTGCTCATGGTTATCAAAGAACTCTAGTATAGCTTGATCAATCATACTATACATTGTATCCCAAGTCAACGTCCTTCTTAATGTCTCTGCTAGGTACTCGTTTTGATTGACGGACATCTCACACTTGAGATGCTCTCCTCTTGCCCACACCAATTCATTAAGATCAATTGTTATCTGTACACGATTGTGTACACCTGTATTAGTATCGTAAGGTTCCATTAGTCCTCAAGGTCAGGTAGTTTCTTTTCAACCCAGTGTTCTGAGTTATCAATACCAGCAGCAGTAACATACCTCATGATATGCTCATCAATCTGATGATAGACTGGATGTAGATCCAAATCCATGTTAATGTCGTGTGCTATCTGTGATATCTGATCTGCTGAGAAGCAATGATCAGGATGTAATAGATCACAACATGGTATTCTTTTTTCGATTAGTTCATTTAGATTGATTCTAATCTCGTAGTCTCTGTATACAGGCATTAATTCCACTCCAATGCTTCAGAACAAATAGGAAATTCTTTCTTGAATATATCTCTACACATCTCAGCAATTTCCATGTGTTCTTTCTGAGTACCATGTGCAGAACGTAGGTCTATGTAGTGCACCCATGAACGTACACTACCAGTCATATACAGACGTGTTGGTGTAGCAAGTGGTAGGACAAACCTAGCACACTCCTTAGCAACACCATCCTTTAACATGTTCTGGTACAACCTCATTCCTTGCTTGAAATGTTGTTCCATCTTTCTATTATAATGATTGATCTTTCTCTGATCCATATCATCAGTAGAATTCTGACGGTTCTTTAAGTCTTGTCTACGTAGTTCAGGCAAAGGAATCTCATCAGCAAG